ACTATTCATGAAATGATTGATTATTATAGTAAGGTACGTATGGCATTCTATGTCAAACGAAAAGCATATCAATTAGTCGAACTGAAAAAAGAAGAAATTGTGTTATCTAATAAAGCACGATTTATTAGTGCTATATTAGATGATACATTAGATTTGCGGCGTAAGAAAACGTTAATTGTTTCGCAAATGTTGAAAGAAATGAAGTATGATGTTATTGATGAGGATACAGAATATAAGTATTTAGTTCGGATGCCGTTTGATAGTGTCACCGAGGAAAATGTAGAAAAAATTTTGAAAGAAAAAGAAAGAAAATTATCAGAATTAATTCATCTAGAAAATACAACAGAATCACAATTATGGAAAGGTGAATTAGAGATATTGCGAAATGAATATGTGATACAACGAACAAAAAAACAAAATAATTTATTGGGTCAATCGAGCAAATCCAAAATAATAATTAAAATAAAGTCAACATCAGCATCAAAGATTGTAAAGAAAAAACAATTAATTTAAAATATATTAATGTTTGCGAGTTTTGTGTTTACGCGTTCGGTTCTTTTTACCACCTTTAGATTTAGAAATATTAGATTTAGAAATATTACCTTTAATTAGTTTTTTAATATCTAACGCAGAAAACATATTAACAGATACTTTTTTTTTATACATAACAGAATCTCCAATTTTTTTAGAGTGTTCATAACCTTTGGGCGGTTTAATACCTTTTGGCAAACTCAAATAAACATATTCATCAACACCACTCATTTTTTTGTTATAATATATAATAATATTTTTATTTATTTATTTTATTAAAAAATAAATTAAAAATAAATAAAAAAATTTAAAAAAATGGTTTTAATTCTAATTGTTTGTCATTAGAATAAGATAATATAGGCATAGCAATTGGAACGACTAAGGTGCTTGCGTCTCTCTTATATTTCATATATCCTTCTGCTTCGCCATAAACCTGGTTTATTGAATAATCTAAAACTAATTTATTCAAAGTTTCGATTTGTTCGCGAATATTTATTGCTAAATTTTTAGAATGTTGTAAAAATATACTCCGCATTATAATTTTTAATTCATCATAATTTTGTTCACCTATAATATAATTTCCATTTGATCTTTTATATACACCAACGCGAATCGCGTTTTGTATTATTTTAATATTTTGCGCACTAAAAAATGTGTCAGATAAAATAGTATTATTCCAGTTTCCTGTCATTGCATCTCTAAATGAAGTTGCCTGGTCAATTGGTATTCTATCAGACATAGAAAATCTAATATCTGTATTTGGTCCTAATATATTTACTCTTCCATTTGTGCTAGAACAATTCATTATCTATATTAATATACTTTTATATTTTATATTTTATATTTTATATTTTATATTTTATATTTTATATTTTATATTTTATATTTTATATTTTATATTTTATATTTTATATTTTATATTTTATATTTTATATTTTATATTTTATATTTTATATTTTATATTTTATATTTTATATTTTATATTTTATATTTTATATTTTATATTTTATATTATTATATAATATAAAATGAACCGTTTTCAAAAATTAGTAGTAAATATTGCAGTGTTTTCATTAATTTCATTATTAATTATAGTTGGAATTATTTTATATAGAAGCAGAAAAAATGTAACATACCCACCTGTAACGGCAAACTGCCCCGATTATTGGATTGATGATGGAACTTCAACAAATGGTTCCTTATGTAAAAATGTAAAAAATTTAGGGAAAGACTCGTGTAAAAAAGAAATGAATTTTTCTGGTTCTTTATGGTCAGGTCCAAGAGGGTTATGTAATAAATCTCGGTGGGCAAAATCGTGCGATTTAACGTGGGATGGCATTACAAGCAATAATAATATTTGTAAAATATAAAATATAAAATATAAAATATAAACCAAATTATATATATATAAACCAAATTATATATATAAACCCAATTATATATAAAAATTAATATGAAAAATATAAATTTCAATACTATATTAGATAGAAATAAAATTAAGGAAGAAATAAAAAATATTCTTATCAATTTTGAAAATAAAAAAAAGGATATTTCTTATAAAAGAGGATTATATATATATGGTTCGCCTGGTAGTGGAAAAACAGAGTTTATTATGGATTTGTTACATGAACTGAATTATGATATTATTAAATATGATACTTCGGATGTAAGAAATAAATGCGCAATAGAATCATTAACATCAGAAAATTTTTCTGATAAAAGTGTTATTAGTTTATTAAAAAAAAAAGCGAAACCAATAGCGATTGTTATGGATGAAATTGATGGTATGAATAATGGTGATAAGGGAGGTATTAATTCATTAATTAAACTTATTCGATCCAAAAAAACAAAAAAACAAAAAACGGAAGATATAACATATACACCAGTTATATGTATTAGTAATTATTATGCTGATAAAAAGTTAAAAGAATTAATCAAAGTATGTAATACAATTGAAATACAAAAACCATCATACGAACAAATACAAGAAATTATTGCTATAATTATGCCTAATATAGATAATAAATTATTATTGGAAAATATGATTAATTATATAGACGGTGATTTAAGAAAACTTAAATCTATTATTACTATTTATGAAAATAATTTTAGTATTTTAAAAAATAATCTTATTCAAAATATTTTTAAGCAAAAGTTATATAATAATGATACAAAAGAAATAACTAAAGAAATTATTTCTAATAAATATCGTATTGACCAACATATTACAAGTATGAATGAAACTGATCGAACTATTGTTGGATTATTATTACATGAAAATATTGTTGATTGTTTAGATAAATATAAAATGAACATATCTGTGCCTCTTTATTTGAAAATGTTAGATAATATATGTTTTGCCGATTATATTGACCGTATTACTTTTCAAAACCAAATATGGCAATTTAATGAAATGAGTTCATTAATAAAAACATTTCACTGTAATAAAATCTATCATGATGGAATAGAAAATATTAAAGCAAAAATGGAAATGGATATGAATGTGGATATGAATTTACATAAAAAAAAATACATACCATCTGACATACGATTTACAAAAGTATTAACTAAATACAGTACAGAATATAATAATTCATTATTTATACAAAATTTATGTCAACAATTAGGACTTGATAAAAAAGATACATTTTCTTTTTTTTTAGAATTAAGAAACACTCATACCGAAGATGAAATGTATTCCGCGTTTGATACATATGACATTAATAAATTAGATATAAATAGAATGTATCGTTATTTAGATAAAAAACTTGTTAAAGATAATATAACAAATGATGAAACTGAATTCGAAAATGAAAACAATTATTCTATAATAGAAGAAGAATAATTTTCTAAAAAGAAAATTTTATTTATTTATTAAATAAACTCATGATTACCATTATGAGATAAATAACTGTTGAAATAACTGCTATAGTTCTATTTAAATTAAGTAAAGCCCCAAGACAAACAAACCCGCCAAAAAAGAGACTAAGCATATGCGCGTTACAATGAATAATTCCTTTAATATTTTCAGGATTTGTGAATAAAGTCTGAAATGTGAATAATAAAATATATTGTATAAATTGTACAAATGATATAGTTAATGTAATTGGCCATAAAAATAATAAAAAGAATCCAGTGATTGACCATAACGCATTAGATTCAAATGCCGATATGAACGAGGTAAATAAAGTTATGATATATGATAATGGAGCAAAACCTAATGTCATTGGTGCTATAAAAAACATTTGAAGAACATTATTAGAAAATATGTTATCATTATTTTTTCCAGGAGTGAAAAAAGTTAAAAATGATTTTATAATCCTCCGATTTATAATAAAAGTATTTGCAGTTGTATCCGCGATCCAATTTTTAAATCCTTGAAAAAATCCTGGTAGAAATCCAGATTTACGCATACTATATGGCCAATTCCCTAGATTGACCCCTTTAAATTTTATTGAATTGCGTGGACACTCGATTCCACCTCCTAATTGGTATGGTTTAAAATAAGAAGTTTTTTCAGTTGGTAAAAAATATTCTAAATTATCATTACTTGTTAAAAAAATAAAATTAGAACCAAATATACCAATTCCTAAAGTAGTAAATAATCCAATAAAAACAAAAATAGAAAAATCTTTCCAATTATTTTCTTTTTCTTTACTATTACCTAATAATTTTTCTCTTTTTTTATCTTCTATTGAGATTGTATTTGACGTTAATGACATTATTATATATATCTATTATTTTAATTTAATATATATAATTTTAATTTAATATATATAATTTTAATTTATTATTATATATAATTTTAATTTAATATATATAATTTTAATTTATTATTATATATAATAATATATGTCTTATAAATATCATTCCGCCGAATACAAAAGGTTAAGACATAAAACACATAAAAAACATAAAACACATAAAACGCATAAAACACATAAAACGCATAAAAATAAGACATCTAAAAAAGAAAATAAAGAATCAAACAATTGTTTTACGGATTTAGACATATCAAATATATGTAAAAGTGGAAAATATACATCTTTTGATGATAGTTTGTTCTCGGAAGAATATTTACGAGAATTAGATAAAAAACCGGATTATATTAAAGACCCAGTTAAATATAAAAATTATCTAATTGAACAATTCAAAAAAATATCATCAAAAGATTTAAATTATACAACGAAATTAACAAAAAATGATTTTTATTCGTTTATAAATAATGAATGGATTACAGAAAAAGATAATGAACATAATTTGAAATATTATGTAGAAGTAGATAATTTTCGTATCGTTCAAGAGAAGGTATATTATAAATTAATAGATTATGTAATTAAATATATTAAGGAAAACCCTCATTCAAAAAAGGCACAAGCGATTAAAAATATGTATGAGTGTATTAAAAACAATACAATATCATCATTAATAAAACACGCATCTAGACAATTAAATGAAGTAACTACATTTATTGAAAATAATGATATGTATGGTTTATTGGCGGATATAAATAAAGAAGAAATACTTTCATGGGGAGCACCAATTAGATGGTCTTTACTGCCAGATGAAAAGAATGTCAAAAAATATATCAGTCATTTATCTACACCAGAACTAAGTATTTATGATTATATGATTTATATTGATAACTCACACGATGATAAGGAAACTAAACAATATAAAAAATTTGTCAAAGATAAATTTATGGTATATATTAATGAAGTTTTTACAGCATGTACTGGTAAAAAAAATCACGGATTTAATCCACAAGATATTTGGGATGTTGAATATGATATATTAGTATCAATGGGATGTGATATATTTAAAAAAGATGACCCGAATAGTTATAATATTGTTTACGCAAATGAAATGGAAACAAAGTTTGGATTTGATTGGAACCGATTTACAAAATTATTAGGATATAAGAACCCACCCAAAAAAATAATTGTATCCAGTATAAACGCATTAAAATGTTTAACTGAGTTATTAAAAAATAATTGGAATACACAAAAATGGAAAACATATTGGTTATATATTCAATACCGACAGATGATAAGATTAGAACCATCATTAACTATTCATTTTGATTTTTATAAAAAAACATTGGAAGGATCATCGGTTGCAATGCCTAGTACAATTTATCCAATATTTATTTTATCATTAACATTTAATACATTTTTATCCGAACAATATGAAAAATATAATGAAAATCATTTATATAAAAACTATATTGAACATTTAGTTCATGAATTAAGATATTTATTTATTAGAAAATTAGAAAGGAATACATGGCTTTCACCAAAGACAAAAGCATCCGCAATAAACAAATTAAAAAAATTAGATATTTTTGTAGGTAATGCAGGCGCATTACGCGAAGACCCGATTCTTGATTATAAAAACGATGACCCGTGGTATAATGTGCGACTAATTAGCAAGTGGAAGCACGAACAATTTATTAAATTAGAAGGAAAACCTATTATTGATATACCTGAAATTGATTGGAATAATTTCAAATTGGTTGGAACCCAAAATTATATGGTAAATGCGTATTATCGTCCAACTAGTAATTCTATTTATGTTCCTTTAGCATATTTACAAGCACCCTTTATTGATTTAAAAGAAAGAGGATTAGAGTATAATTTAGCGTTTATTGGTTATACGATTGGTCATGAATTATCACATTCACTTGATGATATGGGTAGCAATTATGATGCGGATGGAAATTTAAATAATTGGTGGAATGATATTGATAGAAAAAAATTTAAAAAGAAAATGAAAGATGTAGTCAACCAATATGAATTATATGCAAAACGTGATGGAATTATTTTTGACGCTCAATTAGGAGTGGGCGAAGATTTAGCAGATATTAATGGTATTTCTTTAGTTGAAGAATATTTATTAGAATTTAATAAAAGCAATAATATTTTAAACCGAATTAATAAAATTTCATTTGAAGGATTTTATATTTATTTAGCAATTCAAGGAAAGCAAATGATTAATAAAAAGGCATTAAAATCTCAATTAAAAATGAATCCACATCCTTTAGAAAAATATAGATGTAATGCTCCATTGGGGAGATTAGAAATATTCAAAACTATTTTTAATATAAAAAAAGGGGATAATATGTGGTGGCATAATAATGATACTATATGGTAAATTACATAATTCGTAATTTTACATTTAGGAATTATATTTATAATTTAGGAAATTTATTTATAATTTAGGAAATTTATTTATAATTTAGGAAATTTATTTATAATTTAGGAAATTTATTTATAATTTAGGAAATTTATTTATAATTTAGGAATTTTACATTTAGGAAATTTACATTTAGGAAATATATTTATAATTTAGGAAATTTATTTATAATTTATTAATTTCACATTTAGGAATTTATTTTAATATTTTGATTATATATAAATGCATATGTTACATTCTCGTTCTGCTAAGCGTTCAGCCCGCCGTTCTGCCCGCCGTTCTGCTAAGCGTTCTGCTAAGCGTTCTGCTAAGCGTTCTGCTAAGCGGTCTGCAAGTCGTTCTGCCAGTCGTTCTGCCAGTCGTTCTGCAAGCCGTTCTGCTAAGCGTTCTGCTGCCGCTGCCGCTGCAGCAAGTCGTTCTGCCAGTCGGTCTGCTGCCGCTGCAGCCGCCGCTGCTCGATCTTAAATTTATTTAATTATTTAGAAATAAAAATTATATATAAAAAATAAAATTCATTTTATTTTATTTTTTATTTAATTGTTATATTATTGTTTCATCTTGCGTACATTAATGCCGCAGTACCAGATGTAAAAATAAGAACGTTATATCTTTCTTCTAAAACAGTAAGATCATAATTATAATCATATATACGCCACGTTGGTTTATTTATACCAATAATGTTACCTTCACCATCACATATTTCTAATACCTGAACGTTACTCTCTAGCGGAGGTTGATATGTTTTAAATTCAAATTCAATATTATTAAATTTACTTAAATTCATTGCTCCGCTTGGTTGAAAGTCAAAAGGACTTGTTTGTAAATTAAAATTATAACAGTATAATCCATCAGGCGAATTTCCAGAAGTCCTTACATATTTTTCTATATAATTAAAAACTCCTGCATCAAACTCATTTTCTCTATATTTTCCATCAAGTATTAAAGACCATTTATACATAATATCTTTTTGATTCTCTTCATGATAGCGCCCAGTTAACCATATTTTTGTATCATTAATTCCAGAAGTAGTGTTTAATACTACAGAAGGGTTAGTTCCTGGATTATATAACGATGAACCAGGACCAGAACCAGGACAAGGAGATTCAGTTATTGGCATTTTATATACATTTGTTGCTGTTTTAGGATCAATTAAATCATATGGTAAATAATTATAAGGCCAGTTTGTATAATTTGACCATTCATTTCTCAAATAAATATCGCTTCTTTGAAAATACCACATCCAATTAGCAACCATACCTAAACTATCTAATTCAACTTTTTTAGAACCAGTGACATTATGATATGTATATTCATATACTTCCTTAATTAAATATTTTTGTTCATGAGAAGCAAATATCTTAACTTCATCTTCTGATAAAAAAGCATAAGTACTAATTAAATGAATATCTGCTGCCCAGTTTGTTCTTTTATCATCATAAATTAAATCGCCTGTTCCTTCAACTGGTTTTGGCGGAGGTTGT